GATTTTGATGGGGAATACGAGCCGGAAACACTAGAATCGGCAGGTTGCACTGGCGGTTGTGAAGCTTATGATGAAGACGGTTTGCCAGATTGTAGCAAATGTTCACAGGGCAAAAAAGTGAAGTTTGGAATGTTAAGGAAAATATTACGGTTGATTGGGATATAAAGAATAGAAGTTGATAATGGATCTAACAAAATACGAAAAATTTTTGAGCGAGAAGAAGGCTACTCAAAAACTTCTTGAGGATAAAGTTGAGAAGTTGGGAGTTGAGATTGTAAGGCATCAAGACCATCTCGTTAATCTTGAAAAAGCCCTTGCTGTGATGAATACTGTTGGTATTTTAGTTCAACAGGAGTTTGAAGAAGTTGTTGAGGTTCTGGTTACCCAGGCTCTTAAATTTGTATTTGGAGATAATCATTCATTTGAATTAGAGGGCAACATATCCCATAATCAACCTGAAGTTAACATGTTTATTGTTATTGATGGAGAAAGATTTTCTCCAAGAGATGATGAGTTTAGTGGTGGTCAAGCTGATGTTGTTTCTTTTGCTCTTAGGATAATTTTGTGGGCAATTCAATATGAGAGAACGCGGCCGGTTATTTTATGTGACGAGCCATTTCGCAATCTTCATGGGTTGAAAAATGCAGAAGCCGTGCGGGAGATGACTCAGTATTTGGCTAAGACAATGGGCTTGCAATTTATTATAATAAGCCAGGATGAAGAATTAGTGAACATAGCAGATGCTGCATTTATTGTTACAAAGTCAGAGAGTGTGAGTAGTGTTGAGAAGGTGGAGAAAATGGATGAATGATATAGAAGGGATTGATTTTGTGGTTTGTAGATTATGTCAAAAGCACTTTAAGAGTATTAGTAATACTCATCTTCGAAATTATCATAATATGACTGTGAGAGAGTACATGAAAGAATTTCCAGATACACTTATACAATCAGAAGAATTAAGAAGTGGACGTATGGATAAAATAAGAGGGAAAACTTATGAAGAAATTATGGGTGTGGAGAAAGCAAAGCAAGTGAAAAAGAAAAGATCTATCTTTCATATGGGTAGGAAACTTTCTAGGGAACAGGTAGAAAATTGGAAGAGAGCAAGAAGAGAAGGTGATAACTGGTTTCAATCTGATGAAGCTAAAAGAAAGAATAGTGAGAGCCACGATAGTGAGGAATGTAGCAAAGTGCAATTACTCCGGTGGCAAGATCCAGAGTATAGAAAGAGGATGTCGATTGCTCATACAGGAAAGTGTGGTCCGAAAGCATCTAATTGGCAAGGAGGGATCGGGAATCTTCCTTATCCTTTTGAATTTAATGAAGAATTCAAGGAACTTGTTAGAGAAAGATACGATCATACTTGTATGATATGTAAACTAACTCAGGAACAAGTAGGCCATACTCTCAATGTTCATCATATAGATTATGATAAAGAGAATCTTGATCCGGATAATTTTATACCACTTTGTAATAGTTGTCACGGTGTAACGAGTGGTAAAAATAATAGAGTTTACTGGACTAAAGTTTTTCAGATGATAATATGTATAGTAGGAGATGAATGTCTTGGCAACTAAACTTAAGCAAATTTTGGATCAAGAAGGTGTTGATGCCGCTTTGAAAAAGATGGCAAGGGAGATAAATATGATAGGTTATCCTTTAGCTATCGTTGCAATATTGAAAGGCGGAGCCTATGCTGCGTACCAATTGCTGAAAATTTTATACTCCCTTCAAATTACTCCAGGTAGTCCAATTTATCATCAACCAGATGTGGTAATTGGGCATATAGGACTTAAATCTTATGGAGAAGAGATGAAATCTCGGGGTGAAGTAAAATTAATGGTACCCCTAGATTTGTCAAGAAAAGATATCTGTGGCAGAAATGTTATTATAGTAGATGATTGTGCAGAAACAGGAAATACTCTTGTTGAAGCAAAAAAGATTTTATCCGGGTATGAATCTTCAGAAATATATACCGCTGTTTTAGTGGATAAAGTTGCTTTGAGAATAAAAAATAATGCAGAAGAGCCTGACATAGTTGGTTGGGAGTATCAAGATAAAGGATTTTTAGTGGGAGCAGGTATGGGTGCCGGAGAAGCCTACAGAGGATTTCCAGAAATATACGAAGTGGAGAAGTGAGATGAGTAATACAAATATTGAAGAATTAGCAGTTTTGGCGCAGGAGTGTCACTTGTATGGTCAAGGTATTATCAATGAGATAAGTCCAGAAACTATTAAGAAACTTGAAGAGATGGGTTTAGATATTATTTCTTTTACGAGAGAGGAGATACGACAAAGGAGTGAAGAAATAAATAACTGGTAGAAATATATGAGGTTGAAGAGATTGAATGAGAGGATAACAAGATGAAAATTGGAAAAGGATTGGCAAGTATTGGTTTATTTGGTCTTGCCGCGATGATGGTTTATTACAAAATTGATTCCTGTGGGATGGGACTTTTTGTTATTATTGGATTAGTTGTAATCTGGGATTGAACATGGAGAAGAATTAAAACTTGGGAGTAGTGAAATGAACTGGATAAATTGTTTCAAAGAAATGCCGCACAAGCATGAGAACGTTTTAGTATGGGTAATTTATAAGGAGGGATCAACAGATTTTACTGAATCGTGGCTTGACGATGATGGGTGGGCTATGGGATCGGCCAAAGGATTTAAAGTTACTCATTGGATGCGGATAGAAGAACCGAAATGAATGATTGGTAGAATTATACGAAGTGGAGAGATGAAATGGCAGACACTGTTGAACGTAGGTGGATAATTCTTTTACGAGAAGGACAAGCTCCCGAAGTAAAGAGACCTGTGAATACGTATCGAGGAATGTGGGAGATGCTAGAAGAAATTTATCGTTTGTATCCTACAATAAAGGTTCTTTCTGTGGAGGTGACTTGGGATGGTCAACTCTGGGTATGTGATGGGAAAGAGAAGTTAAAATCTGAGGGAAACGATGTTCCAGAAATTCTTTAAAGGTGTTGATTGGTGGCTTTGGTCAATAGCAATTTTGGTGGCCATAATATTTTATCTTACGAGAGGAAAATGATATGTATGAAATTAAAGTTCAAGGTGAGTTTGACGCAGCTCATTTTCTTGAAGGTACAAATACTCAATGTGATAATTTACATGGTCATCGTTGGGTTGTTTGGGTAACTTTACAATCAGAAAATCTTTCTCCTACTGGTTGGGTGATAAATTTTTCTGTGGTTAAGAAATGGTTGAAGGATATTCTAGAGAGGTTTGATCATAACGTATTAAATTATTACTTGGATCAACCTACGGCAGAAAATCTTTGTTATGTTATTTATCGGCACATTCATTCAAAACTTATTGAATACAATGTGGATAGGGAAATGCGAGCTTGTTTAAACTGTGATGTTCCTTTTGAATCCAGTGTTTGGGAGAAAAAGAAGTTTCATTCTAAAAAATGTGCAAATATATATTCAGGAAAGAACAGAAAAAAGAAAAATATAAAGCCTAATTCAAAGATTATTTCAGATGTTCCTATAAAGATGGATGTTGAGCTTAAGAAAATAGAGATAGCAGAGACTCCGGGTAACATCGCTGCTTATTCTTGTTCTGATGTTGATGTTAGGCATGAATCTTTAAAAAGAGGGCGGAGAAAGTTTTTTCAGGATTCCGAGAAGAGTGCACCATTAAGAAAAAAGATGAGTAAAGATAGCCGGGCACGCTGGGCTGATCCTGAAAAAAGGCAGGAAATGGTGGAAAAGATACTGGAAGCAAATCAAGATCCTGAACAAAGAAGAAAAAAAAGCGAGCGGATGCTGCTAAATAATCCTATGAAGAATCGCAGGAATGTAGAAAAGATGATCGCTTCATTAAGAAAGTCGCAGAAACTTTCACCTAATAAAGAGGAACAAAAAATTATTGAATTTATGAAAAAAAATACTCTTGCATTTTTATTCGTGGGTGATGGTAGTTATATTGTTGACGGGAAAATTCCTGATTTTATAAACAAAAGCAAAAGAATAGTAGTAGAATATAATAATAGATTTTGGCATTGTAATGACAATCCTTGGTACGATGTTAAGGATGATAGTGAGGAAAGAAGAAAGTTTTTTGAAGAAAGAGGGTATAAATTTTATATCATTTGGAACGACGAGTTTGAGATGGATAAAGAGAAGATTAAAGTTGAATTGAAAAGATTGTTGGAGGATTAAATGGATACTTTCATTCAAATACTTGATGTGACTGCTGCGATTTTGATTATTCTAGCTTTAAATTTGGTTAGGAGGCATTATAGATGGTGGTTGTTTTACTCTGCAACGAATATTATCTTTTCTGTGGTTACTATTTATAAAGGGCTTTGGGGGCTTACTATTATGGGGTTTGTACTTTGTATAACAGCTATACAAAACTATCGTAATGGGAAGAAGAAAGAAATGATTGATGCCAAATTGAGAAGCCTCGTTTCGTATGGGATAGCAAAGGAGCAATTATGAGCACTACATGTAAAACACCCTGGCATAACAAAAAAGGCAGGTTACAATTTCCGTATCAGATGTTGGGAGATTTAGTTTTTATTTGGCCGGATCCCCCTCCCAAGAAGTTAGGAAAAGAGGGCTTAATACATCTTCCGGAGCAGCTTAGGAAAAAGTATCATAATGGTATTGGGACTATCTTATCTATAGGTCCGGGATATATGGATCTTAAGGGGAAGTATCATTCTACTCCAAAGGTGTTGCAACCAGGAATTCAGGTATTATTCGACATTAGCGTCCCTTGGGGTTTGCATTGTACTGGACTTGATAGAAAGAAATATTATGTTGTTCTTTGTGGGGCGCGGGATATTTTTGGAATAGTAAGTTAGTACTAAAAGAAAGGTTATCCGTAAAAGGAAGTAAGGAGTATGGCTAATAAGACACTTCAAAAGTTAGAGTGGGAGAATACCACTAGATTGCTATATTTTAAGCATCGAGGTGATTTACTCAAGGTGTTGAAGGATCTTCGAGATAAGTATGAAAATGAAGTTGAGAATGTTAATGAAAGAATTACAGCAGTTTTTGTTGAGAAAGTTATCAAGAAATTTAAGAAAGAGCAAAAGGTAAATGATCCTTTTGTTGCTACATGGATTTTAGATTATATATTCATGGGCACAAAGCAGAGAGAGGTGTTGTGGAACGAAGATGATTTAGAACTTGTTGAGCATAGATTTAGTTATCGATCAGCTTGTTGTGATGCAGCTGCTCAACCGCGAGTTAATGATGCGAAGGAGATAACTTTTGTTTGTTTGAAATGTGAAAAAATATGCAATGCTTATCGAGTTCCAAATCTTGGTGTTTTTGAGACTTTAAGAAAGCTTAGAATAGAGAAAAGAAATGATGAAGAACAGATAGTTAAGTCTGCGGACAGTCTTGGGTTTGGCGGAGAAAAGCCGCCGCTGATAAAAGAAACTAACTATCAAGTTGTTCTAGGTGATGGTAGTGGCAGGAAGAAAGTTAAGAGTTTGGTAAAGGGTGATCAACAAATAGTTGCGGATCTTAAATCGCTGTCTGCGATGGATAAGGAAGTTGTAATCGGTCGACTGCGACAGAATTTGGATGATATAGTTGATGGCGAAAGCAAAGAAGAATAAGTGGCCTGCCAAAAGATATAAGGTCACCAGATCACTAATAGGAGCTTAGAATGTTAGTAGATGTTAAATTACATATAGATACCCTTGAATGCCGCCCTAGTTTGAGGCTCTATCGTGGCACTGTAAACAGTTCCTGGGCATGGAACAGTCAACCACATTTTAAAGGTAGTTTAACTGATCGAGGGGAAGACGGATTCTATTACAGCTCCAATGTAGTAGATACGCACAATCCTAATACACAGGGAGGCTTAAAGCCATGTATGTGTATGTAGTCAATAAAAGTGGAACTCCTTTGATGCCCTGTAAACCAGCAAAAGCTAAGCATCTTCTTAAGGCTGATAGGGCAAAGGTGCTCAGGAGAACCCCATTTACAATTAAACTTTTGTGGGACTGTGAAGAAAGTGTTCAGGAAGTTGTGGCCGGAATGGATACTGGAACTAAGACTATTGGTTGTGCTGCTACTGCAAATGGAAAAGTTATTTATCAATCAGAGATCAGTGTTAGACAGGATGTTTCTAGAAAAATGATGCGGCGTAGGATGTACCGTACTGCCCGTAGAGGAAGAAAACTAAGGTATAGAAAACCAAGATGGCAGAATAGAGCTTCGATGAGAAGAAAGGATAGGTTAGCTCCAAGTATTAAATCTAAGGTAGATTCACATTTGAAGGAAAAGAAATTCGTTGAATCTATTTTACCGGTATCAAAATGGATAGTAGAATTAGCTTCTTTTGATATTCATAAGATAAGTAATCCCAATGTTTTCGGGTTAGATTATCAAAATGGAGCATTGAAAGGTTTTTATAATGTGAAAGCATATGTTTTACATAGAGATAATTACCAATGTCAGAAGTGTAGAACTAAGAAGGGTAAACTTCATGTTCATCATATTATATTTAAAAGTAATGGAGGAACGGATACGCCATCAAATTTAATTACTTTATGTATAGATTGTCATGATAAACTTCATAAGGGTGAATTTGAAATCAGAGGAGTTAGATCAAAAACTAAACATGCCACTGAAATAGGAATTGTAAAATCCCAACTAAAGAAACAATTTGGAAAATTTGAAGAAACTTTTGGATATGAAACTAAGTTCAAACGGGAGCAAATTTTACAATTATTAAAAACTCATTATAATGATGCAGTGGCTATTTGTTCTGAAGGAGAAATACCAATATTTTTAGATTTTATTTTGATTAAGAAGTGTGTTCCCAAGGGAGTTTACAAACAAACTAGAGGTCGTAGAAGTGAGCAGAAAGTACAAACAGGGAAAGTATTTGGATTTAAACGGTTTGATAAGGTCAGATATCAAGAGAATATTTATTTTATACAAGGTAGGAGTGGAGCGTATGCAGTATTAAGTGATGTATTGGGAAATAATGTTGGATTTTTAAATCCTAAGTGTCCTAAATTTGAAAAGATGGAAAGGTTAAGTTCAAGAAAATCTTGGATTATGCAAGAAGTGGTGGTAGATGCATAAAAAAAATAACCAAAAAATACGAATGGAAGCACTGTTGACTGCTGCATATGGTACCGACTATATAGAAGCCCCAGTTTCAATGCGCAGGTTTCTGACAGACTCAGATTATCTTGGAGCCAGCCTTCGCGGCAGGGGCGGAGAGCCCGGAGCTGCAGTATACCCGGTTTGGCATAAGGTTTTGGGCGAGCTTTCTAATCTACCAGAAAAGAACCTTCCCATATTTACCGGAGCGATTGGTTGTTTAGGTCCGGATGTTAAAGTAAGTTTATTAGATGGTCGTGAGTTGACTATTCCTGAGGTGATAGAGGAGAGAAAAGCGGGAAAGCAGCACTGGGTATACTCCTATGATATTGCAAGAAAGAAAGTAGTTCCGGGTAGGGCGGTTGATGCTATGTTATCTGGAAAGAAAGTAGCTAAGATTGTTGAAATAGAGTTGGATAATGGTGAAAAAGTGAGATGTACTCATAATCATCCATTTTTGTTAACATCTAATAAATACAGAAAGGCGGAAGAATTAAAGTCTGGTGATTCATTGATGCCCTTGTATAGGGAGAAAGGTAGCCATGGTTATGAGTTGATGGGAGCGGCAAATCAGCAATGGCGGCCAACTTTTAGGGCTGTTGCTGAAGAAATTTACGGGCCTATTCCAAAAGGGAGTTGTGTACATCATCATCCTGAAGGAGGTAAAGATAATAATTCGCCTGAGAATCTTAAAGTTATGACTTCTGAAGAACATATAAGACTTCATTCTGTTGAGTTGAATCCTTTTAAGAATATTCCTGGTTTAGCTTCAGAGTGTGCTAAGAAGTCAAATGATATTCGTTGGAATGGTCCGGGCAATAAACAACAAAGGAAAGAGGCCAGTGATCGCCTTAAGAAAAGGAATAAAGAGGTGGGGCAAAATAAGAAAGCAAGTGATAGGCGTTGGCAAGGGCCTAGAAATAAACAACAAAGGGAAGCAGAGAGTGGTCGACTTAAGAAAAGAAATAAAGAAACAGGACAAAATATTAAGGCATCTAAGATTCGATGGTCAAAGCCTGGGGCAGGGGAACATCATAGTAAGAAGATGAAAGAATCCTGGGCCAGTAGGAAGAACCTTATAGAAATTAGAACCTGTGCTGCTCCAGGATGTGATATCACCTTTGAATGTAAGGTAAATAGTAAGAGGAAGTATTGCTGCTCGGGTCATTCTGGAAAGGGTGGGAAGAAACGTAATCATAAGGTAGTTAGTGTTAGATATCTTACTGAGAAAATTGATGTTTATGATTTATCAATAGAGAAGTATCACAATTTCGCTCTAACATCCGGTGTTTTTGTTCATAATACAGGAAAAACAACAGCGGCAATTTTAGGTATTATTAGGGTAATGCACGTTATTTTGTGCCTCCGCGACCCTTGGTCTTATTTTGGAAAGACTGCTGCAGGTAAGATGGCAATAGTGTTCTTCAATCTTACTCAGTCGCTTGGTGCTTCTCGAGGATTTGGTCTTCTTCAAAGTTATCTTTTGCAATCTCCGTGGTTTAAGGAAAGAGGTAGGGAATGCGGATCAGGTCAAAATCCAAGAATAGAATTTCCTATTTTTGAATATGTTTCTGGTTCTCCTTATTCCCGAGGGTTTGGGGTGCAGGGCCACGATATTATCGCCGCATTGATGGATGAAGTTGATGCTCCTTCAGAGTCAGATAAACAAAGAATTCGAGTTCTTAGGGCTTTTGAGGCTGGGTATAGGCGATTTGAAAATAGATTTGTTATTAGATCTCAAGTGGATGATAGAAGGTTGACTTTAGGGAAGTTTTTCTTAGTTGCATCTAAGCAAGAGACGTTATCATTCTTGAATACCTTTGTAGCAAAGATGAAGAGTTCACCCAATGTTTATATTGTGGATATACCTGTTTGGGAAGCAAAGGAAGCTGCAGAGTATTGTGGTATTAAATTTCCGATGATGCTGGGAAATATATATGTGCCATCTAAAATTCTTGGTCAAGAGGTCGGCAATACTTTTGAACCCGACCAGGCAGCACTAGATGTAGCAGTTAAGGATGGTTTTCAGATTCTTTGGGTTCCAATAGAGTATTTAGAGGCTTTTCAAAGGGATTCTGTAGGGGCATTACGAGATTACGCGGGAATATCAATAGCTGGACTTAGGAAAAGTAAGTTGTTTCCTTCTGAAAAGTTGATAGTAGATTGTTATGATTCTACTAAAAGAGATCCGGTTAGTATGCTAACAATTGAAACCGGATTGCACGATGATGTAAATTTTGCTGAGTATTTAGATTTTAGTGCTATTCGAGTTCCCAGACATGTTCCTAGGTATATTCATGTTGATATAGCCTGGAGCAATAAATCTGGTAGTGGGGATTGTTTGGGCATTGCTATGTCTTGTATTAGTGGTTGGGTAGACAGAACCGTTGAGGATTTGGAAGAGGGTGGATTGATGCGGGTAGAGAAGGCTCCTGTAGTAGAGACAGATTTTGTTATGCGGATAATAGGGCGTCCCGGAGATCAAATTCCATTAAATAAAATTAGAAAATTTATTATAGATCTTAAGAAGGTATATAGTTTTAATGTTGTGTTAGCTACTTATGATCTTGATTCAGCAAGCAGAGATTCCAAGCAAATACTACAAAGAGTAGGGATTAATTGTCCAGATAAAGGTCTTTCATTAGATAGAAATCCTCAAATTTATCGAGGTTTTAGAGATTTAGTGCACGATAAACGTTGGTGTTGTCATAGGAATGAATATTTGCATTTTGAGTTAGCTAATCTTGAGGATGATCCTGATAAGAATAAGGTAGATCATCCTGATGAGGTAGTAGATTTAGTGATTTTAGAGAATGGTGAATCAGAAGATAAAGTTATAAAGGGAAGTAAAGATTCGGCAGATGCCGTTGCAGGTTCCGTTGAGAATGCCCTCGGAGGTTCTATTGCCCCACCATCAGCAGAATTTATTGCTGCATCAAAGAAAATTGCTCAGCATTTAAAGCCTGTTGGGACAATAAAGTCACTTTTGGATATACAACATCCAGTACCACCTAAAAAAGATATAAAAGAAGTTAATGTTTCTAAGAAGACTTCTACACAGTTTAAGAATTTATTTAATAAATCCCAAGGGAAGGGTTAGTAGTATGGAAACGGTAAAAGATCATCAAGTACTTAAGGATTTAGCTCTTGAGTTTGAAGAAAGCGGTGATCCACTTGTCTTTAATAAGATAATAAGAAAAGTACATTGGTTATTGAAGTATATAATAGCTAAAGCTAGGAAGTCTAGACCCTACTTATATAATGTAGACTTCTATGACCTTTATCAAACAGCGGTGATAGGGCTATACCGAGCTGTAGCGAAAGTTAAAGTAGATGAGCACGGAAGTAAGTTAATCTATAATATAAGAAGGTATGTTGTTAATGAAATAATAAAAGATTACAAAGATCGATCGAAGTACTGTTCGATTATTTCTTTTGAAATTGCTGCTCAACGGGAGCTAATTGATACTAAAGAAGTTTATAAGAATCTTGAGATGGAATTTATTAGGGATAGATTTTATAAACTTATAGATGAAGATGTTATTAGTTCTGATGAGTTTAAGATGGTGTGGATGTGGTGTGTTTTAGATATGTCGTATAGCGATATTGCTCGACAGGTAGGAAGTTCGGTCGGAACTATTTCAAAGAAAGTAAGAGATTCATTGAATAGAATTCGATGGGAGTTTAGGCGAAGAAACTGGGAGGGATTTTGATGGGAGCAGCAAAGAAACAAAGAACTGTAGAGTACTTTCAGAAGCAAGGCCAAACAGAGATAGCTAAATTAGTAGAGGAGGCAGTAGCAAAGCGTAAAGAAAAACAAGTCGAGCAGAAGGATCTTGAAGAAAAGGAAAAGTAAATAAATCATTAGATTATAGAAGGAGAGATTAAGATGAATTTAAAGTTACAGATATTGGCGGATAGGGTGCTTGTTCAACGGCTTTCGGCAAAAGCAACCACTCCGGGAGGCATACTTTTACCCGAGGCTGCTAAAGAAAAATCACAGAGAGCTAAAGTTATAGGTGTAGGTGAAGGTAAATTACTCGATGATGGAAGTATACGAAAATTAACTGTGAGAGTAGGCGATATAGTTTTACTTCCTGGACCTGTTGGAACAAAAGTAATGATAGACGGTGAAAAGTATTTGATCATGTGTGAGGCGGATATTTTAGCGATAGAAAAATAGAGGGAAGTATGAAAATTTATATAATGATTGGTTTGATGGGATCTGGAAAATCTTCTTGGGCCAGGATGATGGCCGGTGCTGATTTTAATGTTATTCGAGTCAGCGGTGATGCTATTCGGTCTATGATTAAACAAAGTTATGTTTTTGATTCCCAACTTGAACCATTAGTTGCTAAGATGCAATTAGCGTTAATTCAAGAAGCAATTCTCGCGGGAAAGGATGTTGTTGTAGATGATTGCAATCTTACTCGAAAAGGTAGAGGAAATCTTTGTACTACAATATTTTCGATTGTGGGACAGAAGGAGGAATCTATCGAAATTATCTATGTTTGGATGAAGTGTGCTCGAGATATTGCTCTTGATAGAAGACTTGCTAACTTGAGGGGCAAACCTAAGTTTACATGGAAATTTGTTATGCAGTTGCAGGAGGGTATGTTTGATTGTCCAGAAAAGGATGAGAATATGTATGTTTCTGATATAATTGAAGTAGATAATAAATAATGAAGAGAGTTCATTATTGGAGAATAGGCATGAAAGTTTATATTGTTTTTAATCATGATTATGATACAGGATGGGAGATTTATAATGAAGATACCATATTCTCTCCAAAAGCATTTTTGAAAAAGACTGCCGCTGAAGTATTTGTTAAAGAGAAAGGGTATGGAGATATTTTTGAGTATGAAGTTGAAGACTTTGATGAACAAGCTATAGAAGATTGCCCAAGGATCAGAGAGTTTAGAAAGTTTGTTGCTGGACTTGAATGTACTAAGGATGATCCAATTTTAAGGAGATTCAGTCATGCTATTACTGGAATTGGTACAGAAGCTGGTGAACTACTTACTGAGATGAAAAAAACGGTATTCTACGGTATTCATGACGGGAAGATTGATATGGAAAAAGTGGGGGATGAATCCTGTGATTTGTTCCACTATCTTGTAATGCTTACAAATATGCTCGGTATTTCTTTTGATAGACTTATAGAATTGAATACAGTGAAGTTGGAGAAAAGATTTCCTGATGGGTACTCGAAAGAGAGTTGGCTTAATAGGGATAAAGATGTTGAGAAGAAGGCTATGAGAGAAGTAGATGTTCTCGAGGATAAGAACTTAGGTTCAGTTTCCATTGGGGAAGATGGTAGAGTAGATAATTAGGAAGGATGTGATTATTGATGAATGAAACAAATGATTTGAACGATTCGTTTGAAATGATGAGTAAAGTTCAAATGGGAAGTAAAGACAATAAGAAGTCAACAAACCCGAAAGATGCTTTAGGAATCAAGAAAGCTCCTTTGTCAACTTTACCAACTGGTCCAATGTACGAAGTGGCTTTGGCTATGTTAGAGGGGGCTAGAAAATACGGACGACATAACTATAGGGTAATGGGAACTAAGGCATCTGTTTACTATGATGCTGCAATGGGGCACTTGACAGTATGGTGGGAGGGAGAGGATATTGATCCTGAAAGTGGTATTCACCATCTTGGAAAAGCTATGGCGTGTCTTGTTGTTGTACGTGATTCAATGATGATGAATAATTGGGTTGATGATAGGCCCCCATGTTATCCAGATGCTACTAAATTGATGAGGAATAATCCAGTAGTGGAGACTATATTGAAGAAGTATCCTGATTGTGTTGAACCGTTTACTGAAAAGAATAAAGATAAAAGGGAGTGTGATTAAAAGAATGGATGTAGAATATGTTTAATGATTTGGGAGAATAGAGATGAATAAGATAACTGCCTATCTTTCACATACTATTAGAGGAAAGAAGGGCAAGACCGCTTCGAAAGAAGATATGGATGAGAATTGTGAGAAGGCCAAAAAGGCGGCTAACTGGCTACGTGAGAATATACCTGATCTTGAGCTATACGTTCCGGCGGAGCATGAAGATTTTGTTCAACTTGCTTACTTAGAGGAGTATCTTACTGAGCAGCAAATTCTTGCTATAGATTGTAAGATATTGGCACAGAAAACGGATTTTCAAATTGTTCTTGATGAAGAGGGTTGGCGTGGTGGTGGTATTGCTGTAGAGATTGACGCCGCAATAAATGCCAGTATGTCCATTTTTTACATGGATAAAATGGATGATACTACTCTTCTACTGTTGAATCAAATGATTGATGAAGTTTTGAGAATGAAGCAGTCTAATTTATACCGCACTGCTACAGAGTTGCAGATACGGGCACAGCAACTTCGTAAACAAGCTGCAGAACTTTATGATAAAGAGGAATAAATGGTTGAAGAAATTTTAGGAAAGAAGGGAAAGTAAGATGAAATCAAAAGGTTTTTATTATTTTGCACATACGTATACTTGTAGAGATGAAAATGGCAATTTTGTACCTGAAGGTGAGCAAGCTAACTTTGAACTTTGTAATCAAAGGGCTGCAAGATTGATAGAGTTTGGATATAATATTTATTCACCAATATCTCATACTCATCCTATTCATAGGGCTTCGGCAGTATTTTTAGCAAGGCATGAGCATGAAGCTTGGTATGCACTGGATATGGAATTCATTGCAAAGACTCAATTTGATGGAATTATATTGGCACCAGGATGGGAAAATTCTAAGGGATGTAATATGGAAAGAGATTGGTTTGTTAAAAAGGGATTGAGAGTGATGACTTATGAAGAAGCTTTGGAGGAAGCAAATTGAGATTTTGAAAGGATGGGCATATGTTATACATTATTGTAGAAAAATCAATGGGTTTTGGTGGAGGTGGTTGGGATATAGGTTATTTTATTCATCTCATCCGCGAAGGTAAAGTTATCAAGAAGATAAGGACCTTTGATGCTGAACCTACTTTAGGTACATTAAAGTTTGTACTAAAAGAATATGATATTGAGTATAAAGTTCGTAAGGTACCATATCCTCCTAAAGGTGATGATTTTTGTGAACAATTGATAAAAGTTTTCTGTAAGGAGACAGAAAATGACCAATCCTGATTTTACAGTAGTTGGTGTGGTATTAACTGAGGATTACCGAGAAGGATTAATTGATATTGCTTGGGTACTAAGTTAGTAGGTTTCGGTCATTTGAGTTTTAAGAATAAGGACGGAAAGATTCATTGTAGCAGTGAGGGAATGAGTCGAGAGTTTGTTAAAGAGGTACTATGTAAGCTTGTTGATGAAGCTATTTTTGAGGAATGAAAAATGGAACAGCGGTGTGAATATTGTAGTTCTCGGGCCTGGTTATCAAAATTTTGTGTACAGATACCTCGAAAGATATTTGAGTCAATGCTTGTACAGCTGGGTTGGCAAAGAGTAGGTGATAATTGGAAGTGTAATTTTTGTAGGTGTGGTCATTGATGGCAGAGAAACGTGATAAACCATATATTTACATAACTTGGCTCAGTAAATTGATAGCGGGAGAATCTCAATGTGAGTGGGCTTCCTGGTTTAAGGCTCATTTTAAGAGTGAGAAGTCTTCTTCTACTCAGTTCAATCTGGTAAAATGGACAATAAATCACAATAACTTACTCCATAAACGTAGAGATCAATTGGAGAAATTGGGCTATGTCGTGATGATTGAAGACCAGAATAGTTTTAGAGTATCTGTATCTGGAACAGATATTATTGTTTCGGGTAAGGCGGATGTTGTAGGTTTTCCAAAAGGTATTTTTGATAAAGGTATTATAGACGATTGTAAGACTGGAAGAGCTAAGAACAGTGATTTGGTTCAAGTAATGCTGTACTTGATGTTTTTGCCTTTAGCTGTTGAGAAATATAAAGATACTATCTTCGATGGCCAGGTTATCTATAGGGATTCTATAGTTCCTGTTAACTGGGAAGATGTAGACGATGACTTGAAAGAAGTGGTTTGGGATCTTGTAAAGCGAGTAGGCGGAGCTGCCCCGTGTAGAAAAGTTCCCAGCTACGGAGAATGTAAGTGGTGCGATATCTCGAAAGAGGATTGTCCAGAAAGGCTAAGTAATAATGAGTAGGGGCGATTGGTACTTTTTAAGTTGGCTCGGTATAAAGTTTGTGGCGGATTTTGCGAGTATAGTCTATATAGTCTGGAGATTGACTCGCGGAAGGTAAGCATATCAATGTTTGAACGAAGTATGAGTATTATCTGGAGATAGGAAACGAAGGCCTTGTGGCGGAACTAGGCAGACGTATCAGATTTAAGTTTCGATTCTCTTCGGGGAGTGAGGGTTCGATTCCCTCTGAGGCCATTGGGTGACTGTAACGGTGACTGTAGCTCAATTGGTTAGAGCACCGGACTGTGAATCCGGAGGCGGGAGTTCGAATCTCCTCAGTCACCCATTTATAAGGGGAATAAAATGAAAAATATTTCAAAAAGTTTACGAGATTATTATTGGGCTATTCTTGTAGATAAGCAGTTTAAAGATAAAGAATACCAAGTAACTTTATATTTTGGTTTGTACTGGTTTTGGATAGGCGCACACTATTTCCGTTTTGGTTCTTATGTGGATAGAAATTCAAATGTAAGATATTTTCAAAAGGGAATATCTTTTAAGGTACCATTTTTTGAATTGAATTTTATACACCATTTGAAAAAATAAGAGGAGAAGTAAAATGGAAAATGGGATGAAAGAATTTGATTTATCACAAAAAGCTGTCGGTTTAACGGCCGATGATTTTATATCTTCAACTAATCCTACGAAAGAGGATCTTAAACAAGCAAAAGCTCAAGAAAAAGTGTTGGTAGCTTATTCTAAAGATGTAAAGAAGTGTTTAGAATTTCGGGATAAGTTAGGATCAGATGTTTACTTAATTATTTTTGTTGATCCAACCCCTGTTATTTTAAAGGATGGCAGTAAGATTAATTTTGAAGAATTTTTCATTAGATTTTACTTAAAAATATTCAAGATGCAATGTGGAAGGGAAAGGCCGGAATTATGAAAGCATTTAGAAAATGGTGGGATAATAATAGAGTTACTAATCAACCACATACATGTCAGTCCGCTAGAGGAGAGAATCTTGCTTGCATAGCTGATGAAGAAGTGTGGAAAGCAGCATTGGAAGAAGCTCTAAAACATGAAATAGAAGATGATAAATCCATAAGATCAGGAATTAGTGATTGGATTAGATATGAATTGAGGACATAATGGAAGAACGAAAATATCCGTGCCCAAAATGTGATACTGGTGAATTATACGATGCTAATGCTGGGGTATGTTTTGCTCGGTGATAAAGTGTGATAATCCAGACTGTGATTATGGGTGGGATGGTATGTGTGGATGTGTGACGGCATAAATGTAACCTGGAGAACGTATGATAAAACAAAGTAAGGAAATGGAAGCTTTGCAGCTATTACTTAAAGATACAGTATATGGTCATGAATATGGTGACTTGGCATTTGTAGCAAATAGTACTTGTGAGGCTCTTGCTGATTTACGTAGTTGGATTGAAGATCTCCAAGTTGAGAATACCGAGTTGAAAGCTGCATTGGAGAAGATAGAAAATGAAGGTTGAAGTATTGTGAAGAATATTAAGATAGATTTTGATAGTTGGTTCTACAAGAATTGTAAAATTCAAAGACGTCGAAAAGCTAAAATTTGTCAAGTATGTCCATTTAGATCTTACATAGAAGAATTGGAATCTAAAAGAAAAGTTAAGGAAGAACTAAAAAATGAAAGCTGAAGAAGTTTTTGTAGACGAGTTGGCAGGTATTCAAGACAATGATATAATGTCATTTGTATTAGATGTTTTCGATGACTTATGCCCAGAATACTTTTGGACTTGTCCCGCCAGCTTAACAGGAAAGTACCATCCAGCTGTTTCAATAGGTAAGGGTGGACTGGTGAGGCATACCAAGTTGGCTGTATGGTGGGGTGAAAAATTGATCCGGGCGTTCAATACTTTTGAGGAGCTAAAAGGTATTCCAGAGGCTCAGTTAAAAGATGAAGTGACTGCGGCATTGCTGATGCACGATATGCATAAGAATGGACCAACAGATGCCTCTTATAAAAAATGTGGAAACACGACGGGTGTTCACGGTACACAGTTGGCTGAGGTGATAGAGGCTAAAAAGTTGGGTTTGTATCTACCTGAGTCTACAAGGCAGAGGATTCTTGTGGGGGTAGCCTCACACATGGGTCAGTGGACAACTGATGCTGCTTTTAGGCCTAGTAATCTAAAAGGTGAAGAGCAGGCGTTTGCTCAGTTAGTCCATGCAGCTGATTATTGTGCGAGCAGGAAGGTAGATGAGAAACTTAATTTATTGAGTACGGCAAAGAGGGATGGGAGAATATGAGCTTTAAGATCGGACAAATTGTAGTGGGGCTACATGAACCTTTCTTTGTAATTGCGGGACCTTGTGTGATTGAAAGTGAGGAGATTTGTCTGGATATTGCAAAGAGACTTGTTAGGATAAGTGAAAAGACAGGCGTCCCTATAATCTTTAAGGCAAGTTTTGACAAAGCTAATCGTTCACATCTGCGTAGTTTTAGAGGACCAGGTTTACATAAGGGATTAGCTATCCTTAAAGCAGTTCGAAAGGCTACTGGTTTACCTGTCTTAACTGATGTGCATGAGGTTTATCAAGCCGAGATAGCAGCCAGGGTTGTTGATGTTTTACAGATACCTGCTTTCTTATGTCGACAAACAGATTTGTTAGTTGCTTGTGCTAAAACTAGGCTACCTGTAAATGTGAAGAAGGGACAATTTCTTGCTCCTACTGAAGTGGAGAATGTGGTAAATAAAATTAGAGGCCATCATCACAATATCCTGATTACAGAGAGAGGCACATGTTTTGGTTATAATCGACTCATCAATGATATGGCGGCAATTACAAAGATGAAGAGTATAGGTTATCCTGTTATTTTTGATGCTACTCATAGTATTCAAAGGCCAGGTTTGGTTTATGGTAGTCATCATATGGAAGCTATATATTTGGCCCGAGCAGCAGTAGCAGCAGGAGCAAATGGTTTGTTCCTTGAAGTTCATCCAACTCCAAGTGAGTCGAAATCAGATGCAGCTACTATAATGCCAATAGAATGGGTAGAAGATTTGTTGATAAGGTGTAAGAAGATACACGAGATAGTGAGAGCACAATGAAAAAGATTATACTAGAGTTATCAGTAGAAGATGTAGAGTGGATATGCCATTTGATAGGAATTATTCAATCAAAGGATGAATGTCCGAAAGGTACTTGTAAAGGATGTGATCATACAAGAAGAGTATATTCTATTCTATCAGAAGAATTAAAAAAGAAAGGATAGTAGAATGACTAAAGCGGAATTTTTAGAGGAACTCGGGGATTTGATAAATAGGTATAGTGTAGAAGATGATAGTAGTCGTCCACGGCTACAAGGAAATACTCCAAAGTCAATAGCTCATGTTGTTGGTGAGACGATAGTTGGTACGAGTCCTATTGGTTCTGAACATCTTTGTCAGGGCAAGTGTGAGTATTCTCCGGGTCTCATTAGATTAGATGAGATTAGGATTAACTGGTAAGATTGACTCCCAGGGCAATTACAATATTAATTTTAGTAATTTTGGTAAAGAGTTGGGCTTAATGGCTTTTATTACCTATGATTATGAATATGATCTTCCACGGGAGAATGATAATGGAAATTGATATAGAAGATATAAAAGCATTGGATCCTGGAAAGGTATACGTGATTACTTTAGACTCGGTATTGTTAGAAGAGGGCCAACACATAGCGGAGAGTCTTAACAAGGTTGGGAAAGAGCATAATATAAAATTTATTATTTTCGCTAAAGGTTTTGCCGAACTTGTTTCTGCTCCAGAAGGCATAGAAGTTAACATGACAAGTTTGAAGGCTTTTCAACTTATGGAGAAAGAGATGGTTGCCTATTTGGAGAAGTACTTCACTGAAGCAACCAAAAAGATATGGTTTACAGATGATAAAAGCTGCGATTATCTTATGTTTGAGCAGGCGGCAGTATCTACTTTGAATGATGTCTTTTTGACTAATAAAGGTTGTGGAGGGAAAGGAACTGTAGTAGGTTTATCCGGTCCAGGTGATTGGCCTAAGGAAGTTACAGAAGATCAATTGATGTCTATTGTGCGGAAGTGGAGTAGGTAGTAAAAATAAATTTTTTAATTTTATAATATCGAGTGGGGTTACCCTTTATCTTATAATGGCCTCCAGGTATAATGTATACGCCATTTCGAGGTTTTGACCTGTTTTTACGCTTAAAAATTAGGGCGTAATAAGCGAGATAGAACTGCACACAGCAGTCTTTTTCAATGTTATTAATTAGTTGTTAATTTATTGGAGTAGTCGTGGAAAATCCGTTCTCGCAATTAAATAATTTATACAATAAACCTGAGATGCTCCCTGGAGAGGTCACACAGGTAGATCATTTATCTCCAGAGGATAAAACACTTCTTCACAGGATAGGTCTTACTTCGGTTCAAGTACAACGCGATCTCCTTGCGGATTCTCAGATATTTTTTGATAGATATAACCTATACCACCAGGTTGAGAAGTGTTTGCGAGGCGATACTAAGATAAGACTTCTTGATGGTTCAACTCCTACTATTAAGGAGATAGCAGATAGTCCTGATGAATATATCGGAAAGTATACTTTTAGTATTAATCCTGATACATTGGAGCTAGAACCCGATAAGATAATTTCAGCGGGGAAAACCCGTAGGGGTGCGCAGTTGGTTCGGGTATATCTTGATACTAATGAGCATGTCGACTGTACACCAGATCATAGATTTATGCTGAGAGATGGAACCTACCGAGAGGCTCAATATCTTAAAGCAGAAGATAGTTTAATGCCATTGTATCTTAAGTATCCGAGAGGTCCTCTTAAGGATTATTTACTGGTGTATAGGCCTAAAACCGATTCCTATTCTTTTGTTCATCGGATAGTAGCAAAATTTCTCGATTCTACTTATAAAACTAGTCAAGGTAGGGTACCACACCATGTAGATTTTGATAAGTTGAATAACGATCCCTCTAATATTCAGGTAATGGATTCAACTGAGCATAAGAGATTCCATGGAAGTATTTGTAGAAAGAAACACAAACCTGATTGTAACTGTGGATCTTGTAGAGCTGGACGGGGTGAAAATAAGGGTAAGAACAATCCGTGTTACGGCAAACGCCCATGGAATTATGGGTTGACTAAAGAAACGGATCTTCGAATAGCTAAGATTTCTAAGAATTCAAATACGCAGGTTAAGAAAATATGCCAGGAATGTGGTATAGAGTTTCTTGCCTATTGTTATAGAGCAGAAGATATTAAGTATTGTTCAAATAAATGTGCTAATATAGCACAGGCAAAAGATCCTGTTGCTATAGAAAATCATAGAAGAGCTCGCGAGAGGGTAGCCGAAAAGGGACCTTCTCAAAAACAACTTGAACACCTAAAGAAAGTTCATATAAAGAATACAAAATCAAAAGAGATACGAATTTGTCAATTTGAAGATTGTGATATTACTTTTGAAGTATCTCCTAGCAGTAAGAGGAAGTACTGCAGTAGGTTATGTGCAAATAAGGATATTGCAAAAAACAAAGACGCACAACAAAAACATAGTATCACTCAATCTAAAATGTGGGAGAATGAAGAGTATCGAAAAACTCAAGTGGAGAAGATACAAGCAGGAAGGCGGGAGAAAAATGAGGAAAGAAAATCTCAGTTAGCAGAGTGTCTTTTAAATCACAAGGTTGTGGAAGTGAAATTTTTACAAGAAAGAGAAGACACTTATGATATAACTACGGAGAAAAATCATAACTTTTCATTAAATGTAGGAATATTTGTTCATAATAGTTTAGAGCATCCAATTGTTGGGGCAGCAACTGAGTTGTATGCGAACTATTGTTGTCTTACTGGAGATACTAAGATACCTCTTTTAGATGGTAGAACACTAACTATTAGAGAGATTTTAGATGAACATAGGGCGGGAGAAGAGAACTGGGTTTACTCTTGTGATAACAAAGGGAAGCCTCAACCTGCTAAGATCGTAAATGCAGTTAAACAAAAGCATACACCCAAGACTTTTCGAGTGTGGTTAGATAACGGGAAGTACGTGGATGCCAGTGATAACCACAAATTTGTAAAGAGAGATGGGATTTTATGCAGAGCAGATGAGTTGGTAGTTGGTGATTCATTGATGCCACTATATAGAGCTACATCTAAGACTGGTCAACTATTAGTTTGGGATGTAAATGAATGGGAATGGGAACCTATCCATAAGGCATCTAAGCCTATACCGAATCAAACTGGTAAACGGCGAGAATTTTATTACTATCATAAAATAACAAAGATAGAGTGTATTGGAGAACAAGAAGTTTATGATATAGAAGTAACTGGCAGTCATTTGTTTGGCTTAGATGTTGGTATTTATATTTCAAATACAGTTTTCTCGCCTATGCACAATGCCACAATCTGGATAACAAGTGAGAGTCCAACATACCAAAAGGAACTTACAAAATTATTAGATAGAATAGGTATTGAAGAGAAGATATTTGATTGGGCGTTTACGACGGGTTCATACGGAGATATGTTTGTAAAGGTGAATGGGATACCCGGGAAGGGCGTTATAGCTATAGATGATTCTGATCACCCAATAAATATAAGTAGGGTAGATCATGAAGGAGTTTTGATAGGATATTATAAGACACCGGTAGGTCAATCTGGTGATCAGCAAAGATTAATGGCTCCATGGGAGTACGTACATTTCAGATTGTTGGGAGGTAAGAAACAAAGACCACAGGCGGGCGATCAAAACTATGCAGAATATAGGACTGTTCATCTATTGACAGGTTTAAGATCAAAGCAGGTGACGACTAGATATGGTACATCTGTTATAATGAATGCTCTGGCTATTTATAAGAGGTTGAGGTTAGCAGAAGATAGTTTGTTGATTGCCAGGTTGAGTAGAGGGCTCATTCGTTATGTTTGGAAACTCAAAGTGGACTCGTGTCTAAAAAATGATACTGAAATAGCTCTAATGGATGGAACAAATCCGACTATTGGAGAGATGGCAGAAAACTCTGAGAAATATATTGGCAAATATGTTCTTACAGTTAATGAGAAGACAAGAAACTTAGAACCCAAGCAAATTAAGAATGTAAAGAAGACCCGTCTTAACGCTCAGTTAGTAAAAGTACGTATAGACGAGAGAGGGAATCCAGAAGGTAAATCAGTTTCCTGTACTCCTGATCATAAATTTATGTTAAGGGATGGAACGTATAAGGAGGCTCAGTATTTACAGCCTGGTGATTCTTTAATGCCCCACTATCATTGTTTGACTGGAAAAGAACAGGATATAATTGAAGGTTATAGATTGGTATATGATCCAGGAGATGACGAGTATCGTCGAGAACACAGAGTAGCCGTTGGACCATTGAAGAAAGGTCAGATTGTTCATCATAAAGATTTTGATAAGTTGAATAACGATCCTTCTAACCTTAAGGTTTTTGAGTCTCAAAGTGAACATGTTAGGTATCATCATGAACACAATGAGAAGTATGGCTTCGCCATTAGTATGCCAGGAAAAAATAAATCCCAGGAGCATCTTGATAATATTGTTAAAGCAAGAAAAAGTAATGGTAAGCCCTGGCACAGTGAAAAAACTAAGAAGGTGATGGGTGAAGTAAGAACTATAAAGATTGCTTCTGGAGAAATACTTCCTTCAATGACAGGTAAACATCATTCTGAGGAATCTAATGAAAAGAACAGGCAAAGTCATTTAGGTATTACAAAAGAGGCTAACCCTAATTTGATTCAAAGTGAAGAAGCAAAGGATAAGAAGAGGGGTTCAAATAATTCCAATTGGGTTCCTTTAGAAACAAGAATTTGTGAATGCGGCTGTGAAGAAACATTTGAATGTAAGGTAAATAGCAAACAAAGATTTATTTACGGTCACAGTAATCGAGGTAGTTGTAACCCAAATAGCTCTGAAAGAAAAGAAGCTCAACTAACAGAATGTCTATTAAATCATAAAGTTATCTCTGTTGAGTGGCTAGAAGAAAGAGAAGACACCTACGACATTGAAATAGATGGTACTCCGAACTTCCCACTTACTGCCGGGGTATTTGTTCATAATTCAAATATGGAAGCAGTGGGAGAACTCATAGATCAATACAGTAGAGTGTTAAGAGAAGCTCGCAGTATGGATACGAGGGAAGGGAGTCCAAATTTTAATTCTAAGGAAAATCCCATGGCATCCATCGAAGACATATTCATCCCGGTTTGGGACAACGTCGGCGATCTTACATTTGATAAGATAGGTGGAGAAACAGATATTAGATGGATTAGGGATATTGAAGACTTA